TGCCGTCAGCAGTAACATACCCATCATTAATAAGCCTGCCTATTCTCTTGTCATAACTGGTAGCAAACTTATTCCCTTCTTTATAATTCTTAGCTTCTTCCCAAGCGAACTTAACATCGTCATATAGTTCACTATCCTCAATGTCGTCTTGAATTTGTGCCGCCATTTCAGGGGTGGCTGATTTTTTATTGTTGTAATTTTCAAGTCTTGATTTAGTTGTTTCATGCTGCTTCTTTATAAAGTTATAGTTATCCATAACCTCAGCCTTCATTTCCAGCAACGACATCCCTTTAGGAACGCCCTCTAAGGCAAACACTAATTCAGCACCCTTTTTCCAGTCTTTATTTTTAACTATTTCATCGTAAACTTTAAAATCATTCTCATAATGCAAGGCATCATCTTCAATTTTATGCTGCTTATTTAATTCAGTAACTTGAATTTTTTCAGTAGCTTCAAGCAGGGCGGCAGGGTCAAAATATTTGTCCTTATCCATTTCATTTCTTTCTGCCCCAGTAGTATATCCTAAATCTTCGCCTAATGAGTTTTTTAAAAGCTGGTTATCAACTTTGTTTAACTCATCCTGTTTAACGGCATTACCTTTTATGTCTTCAGTTAATTTAGCACCAAGCTCCGCATTGTCAGCCTTCTTATAAAAAGGGTTAGACATCATAGGCATTGCAGTGTTTAGTTTTTGCATTGAGGCGGCAACAGCCATGTCGCTTATATCTTCTCCGGCAGCTTTCTTTTGTAAATTATCAAAAGCCAACGTAGTGGTGCTATACGCAGGTCTTGGTGAAGCTGTCCTTTTTTCAAACTCAGGGCTTAATAAGGGAAACTTAACAGGAGGAACCGTTACTGATTCCGGTGCAGTTTTAATCAATGAATTAACCATATCCTTCGCTGAAGGAACTTCAAATGGTTTTACGGTATATTGTTGAAATTCCTCAAGCGAACCTATTTCAAAATTACGAGGATATTCCGTTGATGTTTTTTGAATTGCTGAATAAAGTTTTGCTGTTTTTATTGGGTCAGAAGAATATTCTTTAACGAATCCATTAAAGTCACGCTCCGTTTCTAGCTTGGGATTTTTACTAACCCAGTCATATACTTTTTGCCAATACTCAGTATTAGGAACCTTTGAAACTGGTTGAGTTTTTTCATCAACAACAGGCTCAGTTGGTTGAACAAAGCGGTTCATCTCAACAGCACTCGTCATTACCTCTTGGGCAGGATTGGCTGTTACTTTTGGAGGAGGAGTTACTTTAACTGGCGGTTTAGCTAATTGAATAGTGTCTCCTTCGCCTCCGGTTTGGGTATCCATTACATTAACGTTCATTAGTCTCCTTATAACTTTATTGTTTCTGATTCAACTTCCACTTCAGCAGGAGGTTCTTGGATATAATTTCCTTCTTGCTCCATTGCAACTTTATGCTGACCAGAGGTTGTTATCATTTCTGCGTTCTGTCCAGCAACGCCAATATCATCTGTGTATGGAATGGTACGACTCATTAACGGAAGTTTAATTGTTTTTTTAGTAAGATATGGTTGACGGGTAAGCTCAACTGGGTTCTTATCTTTTAAAGAAGCCATTGCCGATTTTACCGTTCCGTCTGGCACCGTCATAGATTTCCTTTCTCCATTTTCTTCATAAGTAATCATAACACCATATACCTGCTTGCCTGCTTTATCGTAAACAGGACTGTCAACTTGAGCATTTCCACCATAAACAAATGTTCCGGTACTTAAAGCTTCAGTCCAGTCGTCTGCGCTATCGGTTTCAGCAAGCACTTTAAGCTGACCATTTGCATCATAACGATGAAACTGCTGCGTGCCTTGAACTTTATTCATCTCGACAGCCGAACCACTTCCTAGATTGTACATGTACTTGTCTTGGTCAGACATTTTATTATAATCAACCTTTCCGCCTTCGCCCTTGTATAAGGTTTCTAAATGCTTACGATATGATTTATAGTCATACATTTTATGGTCATACGGACTTTCTATTGCCATTTCATCAACCAGCCTTTGTTCTTTTGCTCCTTTAGCGGCATGAGAAAGACTTATGTTAGAGCGAACTATTCCATTTAAGAAACCACCGGCTTTATTTAAAATTGGGGTAGTTCCTATTGATAGATAAAGCTGCTTCATTTGGTCAGCCATAACTCCTCGCTCGGCAGGATTTTGAGCTATCTTAACAAAGTTATCTTTTTGCGCCATCGCCCTCTCATGTATAGTGGTCATAATAGCTTCTTTCTTATCCTGCTCTTTATCTTTTCTGTTTAAACGGTTAAGAAACAAAGCACCGGTATTGGCTATTTGTGTTTTAACAGTTTGTTCTTTAGAAATTAAACTCATTATATATTTCTTCATGTCAAGTTTTGCAGCATCTCTTGATTCGGGTTTAGAACGGTCTCCTACATAAAAATTATTATCACCAAAAAGACCTTCTACAATTTCGTCAAGCCGAGCCATATCAACAAACTTAGTCATGCCTGAATAAATTAAGTCGTAGTTGCCACTATATATTTTCTTGGTGGCTTCCTGAATGTCTTCCGCAGTAGTCCCTTCAAGCTCCATCATCTCACGAGTCTTAAGGTTCATTACCCTTTGGTCTTTCTGAATCTGAGGCATCACCTGTTTAACAGCATAGGTCATGCTGTGAAATGATTGAAGCTGATTTGTTATTCTTGCATATTCTTTAGGATTTTCATATAATTGACGAGCATTAGAGGTTCCTGCACGCCAGTCATAAATAGTATTAAGCACCGCGTCTGGGATGTACATTTTATCGTTCTTGCCTTGCTCTAATAAATCTGTGGCTATCTTATCAATGGCAATTGTTTGCGCACCAAAAGTTTTCATCCTGTGCGTTTCTTTGTTCCACTGCATACTTAATTCACTATCAAAGTCCATAAGCTTTGAAAAATCATTACCAGTTGCTTTGGAAAATTTATCAATCAAGTCTATTGACATTTGGTCAATCTGTGGCTGAAGTTGGTCAGCTCCTTTTGCCCAAGCCATTTCTGCTATTTTTTGCTTCTTAATAGCCTTATCTTTTGCTGCTCCCTCTAACGCACGCTTCCTTGCGTCAATAACTCCAAAAGGAACATACCCACCTCCTGCAACAAATATTGGATTAGAACCAACTATACTGCCGGAATAAGTCCCTACTTGAAGCGGTGTGTTAATATCAGGATAGTAGTCTGTAAGTCCAAGTCTTTCCATTGCTGGTTCACCCACATTTACTTTAGCTGAATTAAGCATTTTATTGTACTGCTTAACTGACGCTTCCCAATTAGGGTCTGATGAAGTAATCTGGTCATCAATCTCGTCAGCCGCAGTGTAAAAATCATCAACAGTCATGTTTATGGGAGCTTCTTGAGTTGTCTTTTCTTTAGGAGAAAGCTCTTTTTTCATTACCTCATTAACGGCTGAAAACCTTTTTGTGTCAACTAAGATTTCATTATCAAGCTGAGCCGCAGCCTCAAGTTTCGCATCAGTTTCTTCACGAGGAAGCCCACGCTGAAAGCTGTCAAAATTAATAGCCCGAATAGCTTGTTGAGATGGGGTTATGGGGATTCCGTTCTCATCCGCTTTCAATCCGAGAGCCTCTGAACCATAATTATTAATATCATCAACGGTAGCCCCAAAAGAAGCGCGGACATTATTTACTACGTTATCAGCCATTTCTATTGGCAATAACTTATAAAGGGCAGACGTTTTCTTTTCAATTTCAACCTGAGTTTCAGGATTCATTTCTCCAGTACCCATTGCTCTAAGCAATGCAGAGGCGTTTTCTTCAATAGCCTCTTCACGAGGTAAAGCCGTATTAATGGGCGCTCCAGATTCAGCCTCAACGTTTGGGTCTGCTAAAACAGTACTTAATTTATTTTTCTTCGCCATATTAAGTTGTTTCCGCAGTTTCTTTTTCTGGAGCTGCTGCCCCAAATTCATAAGGAGTTCCAACGCCAAGGATTCTCGACAGAGAACCACCTACCGCTGTCTTGCCTTCTTTCAATGTTTGGGCTGCCTCAGCCTTTTTTGTGTTGTATTTTAATAGCCCTAATTGAAGTTTTCTGTCAGCAAGTTTAGTTACTTGCGCTTGTTCCATTTGAGCGTACTGAGCCTCTTGTGCGGCTGCGTTTGTATTTAGTCCTGCCACACCTTCATTAAACATTCTGCTCATCATCGCCAGCCCTTTCGTTCCTCCTCCGGCTCTAAAAGAATTCGTCATTCCTTGTTTAGCCATTTCTTTTAAGGAGTTGCGTTCAGATTCCATAGCCGTGCCAGAAGCAAGCGACCTTTTCTTTCTGGCATATTCTCGCTGCAATTTACGCTCTTCGGGGTCTTCTCCCATAGGTAGCATTTCATCAGCTTTTTTCCCTTTGATTTTACCGGCAATTGTTTTTCCTATTCCATACACGCCAGCAGCAGCGTCAGCAGAAGAGATTCCGCTTTTGCCCATCATTTTTTTTAAAAGCCCTGAGCCATCTGTTTTGGTTTGACCTCCGCCTTCACCTCCTCCGCCTCCACCCAAAAGGCTTACGGATTTTTTAAATGCAGCCGACTTTAAAAAACCACCTGCTGCGGCTTTAGCTGCTGGCGCTACTGCTGCTAATAAAGGTAATGGCATAATAATTTATTTTAATGGTTTATATTCTAATTCGGTGGTAATAACTTTAAAATCTTCATCTAAGTTGTGGATAATTTTAAACAACATAGACCGTCCTTGCATCCTATCTTTTGAAACTATTTTTCTCGGAACAAACTGTTCGTAGCCATAATAATTTCTTAATCCATTTACGTTCAAAGTTGTATCAATCACAGCCTGAACATCGTCAGCTAAAACTTGCTCGAAGTTATTAAAAAATTCAACACGTACCGGCTTGTTGTCGCTGTTTATTCTTATTCTTACAAACTCCTTATCCTTAACCTGAGTTGCGGCACAAACGCTGATTAAACTTGACTCAATTAAAGCCCCGTTAATTATTCTGCCTTTTCCAAGTTCATAAGTTTCCATTGCCCTCATTCCAAACACCCTGTTGTTAAACGAAAGGTATCGGTCAAAGTTGTAGTCGAAAGTTCCTTGCCATGCCCCAACTTGACGGTTAACGCTTTCGTTTCCGTAAACAAGTGTTGGATATTTAAAATCATCAAAAGGCTGTACTGTTTGACCAAAAGGATTACATGGCTCGGCAGTCCACCTATTATAATCAGTTCCATTTGGAGGAAGGTGGTCAAAACAATAACATTCACCTGCGCTGATTGTGATAATATCAACCACAGCTCCGGCTGGTATTTTATATTTAACAGTAAAAGAACCAACCACATCTGGAGCAACACAAATAGTAACAGCATTTGTGAACAAGTTGTTGTTAATTCCGCCAAGGAAAATTTCACCTCCAGTTCCTCCAGTAATTATAATCGGAAGCGAGCCATCAGTCCCGACATAAGCGTCAGTTGCGGACATAGTAACATCATATTCTGGATTTACCACATTTAGCAGTTGATTAACCTCGTGTAAGATTCCATCTCCAAAAGCAATATCACCACCATCGGTTGCCTTCTTTTTAAAATTAACCCAGTACTCATTGTGATACATATTATAAACACCAGTAACCCTGTCGGAATATCCGGCTCCGAAAACACTCAAGTATTCGAGATACAGTTTACTGTGGTAATTTCTACGACCAATATCACTTAATTCGCTTGAAGAAAACTTAAATGACGAATCAGAATTACACCAAAACAATTGATTTGAATATTCTGATGCTGAACGCCACATTTCATCTGACATTCCTATTTCTTTATTAATGAAAATCTCACTCAAAATTCCACCAATGTCAGAGCCAACCGTAGCCAATTCCTGTCCACTTAGCTCGTGGATAAGACGCTTATCAACAAGCAACATTACAATGCCGGAATCAGTAAATGCGTATAAATTATTACCATTATCTGAAATTGCGCTCCAAGCAAACTTAATTTCACCGGTATCGTCAGACACATCAAATACGTTTTGTGCCGGAAATGTTCTTACGCTTGGAGTGTCTTGAACATTTATTGGTCTTGTTTCAGACCAAATAGCTCGTGTACAAAATAAGTTTTGCTCAGTAAACCCAACTTTTGGGACGGTAGTAAATTCCTTTGTGTCGTCAGGCTTACTGTAATCAATATTGGTTTGAGGCAAGAACCTAAAACCACCTAACCCCCATGATAAATATTCATTACCATAATCATCCTCATAGGCATCCTGAATATTATTATCCTTATACACTTCAAAGGCTCCGTCTGGAAACTTATTATCACTAAAATTATAAGGACGCATAACGTAATTCTTCAATGGGAAGAACTGGTCGTTGCTTTCCTTTATGCCCTCGTCATTAAATCCAAGCGGTAAATTAATTCTCGTTTCAGCAGTCCACATAGCAAGAAGCTGACGAACCTGACACGGAGAAAGACCAGCAGAGTCATCAAATTTAAACTCTTCTTTATTTTGTATGTTGTTTGCTAAAAATCCAGTCGTATTGTTAATAATAAAAATACGTGGATTCAAATTATACTTTCGATAAGGAAAGGCAATATTTAATCTAAAGTCATCTCCGGTTCCGTCTCCGTTGTCCTCTGAATTATTAACAGGGTCAGCGCCTTTGTTGTAAACTTTGTCCTTTACAGCCCAAACAGATTCACCAATCCATGTGTCGCCACCGAAAACACGAATAGGGACACGGTTATCGTACAAAACAATAATCTTAAACAGTTCTTGTGGGATGAAAAAATCTTGAGAAAAAGCCGTATCAAACCAATTAAAGTTTAAAAAATACTCAGGAGCAGTCCCATTGATGCTTTCAGAGTTTTTATATACACCATAAACACGATGAACAATAGAGGTAATTGGCTCAACAACATCAGCAAACCCAAACGATTGCAAGTCAGTAAGAATCGCAGTTATTTGTAGTGTTGTTTTATTGGTAACATTAACCCATAGCCTCTTATCACCAACAACATCTTCAATCTGAACAAATCTTTCTAAATAACTATACCCGTTTTGAACCTGACCATTTACAGACTGAATACAGTCTTCCCACCTTTCGTCAACAAGAATATAGTTTTGACTCGATGAACCATCGCTAATTCCTATAAGTGATTCAATTTTTTGATAGTGACCTGTGTATTGATAATTTGTAATATTTGTATCAGCAATATCGGCAACCTTTTTTATAATGTTTATTATATAAACTGGTTCATGCCAGTTTTGAACCTTTGGGTCGCTGCCTTCAAATTCACCGACAGCGTACTGTTCCCTGTAACCGTTGTGATGTCAAAATACTTTGAACGGGTAGAAGATTCCGTGTGGTCTGCTATTCCGGTAATGTCGAATATCTTATTACCGTTTGCTCCAGCAGGGAAGCTTGTTGAGAACTGAGTTGATGCTCTCCATTTACCATAAGAAACGTACCTTTCTCCTGAGCCATTAATACCCATATTTGGGTTTTCGTCTGGATTTATTTGTCCGTTATCCTTTAAAATTCGGCAATAAGTAATAAAATCAACACCAGTATCCCTGTCTCCAAGAAACGGTTTATTGTTAAAAGAAAACACCTCAGAGAAAAACCCAACAGGAGAAACTAACTGTATAGCAAACGCGGTTGGGTCTGATTGTATAGCGTCAATAATGGCTGGATTTATTCCAGTGCTTTCATCTAAGTCTGGGAAATAAGCAGCAAGCTGGTGTGTAGATTTACTCGTGTTCGCTCCAAAAAAACCACCTCCACTTTTCAGCTTATAATAACCAAGCCCCTGTGCAATAACTTTTCCAGCAGCAGGAGTATTTACAATGCTAAAAGCCTTCCCCCATACAGGAAATTTACTTGAATCAACACCCTGAAATCCAACACCCATAGAATAGTATCTTGGCTCAAATCCAATGGGAAGGTATTCTTTCCACCCGTCACTAGCTTTATTCGCAACCTCAAGATTAACGCGATAATTCAAATAACGACAATCAGTGCTGTCCTGAGAAACAGGAGTAAATGGACGGTATCCCAACTTATTCACCGTAACATACCCAAGACCATCGGTCAATCCTTCGTCCTGCGCTTTCGTACAGTCATCAATATTTACCTTGGTTTTAAACTTACGCCCCTTGTCCTCCATAATGTTTGCGTACAAACATTTATCAGTTTTCGCAACGGCTTCTTCTAGGTCAAAAACCTCATGTGTTTGCCCAACAACTCCATTTATATTAGCCGCAGTTACAGTGCCCCCGTAGCTCGTATCTTCAGTAAAGGTTGAGGTTGGCTCTCTCCGGTTTGGAAGCTGATAATTGTCAGCTCCATTTATTCTTTTTGCATAAGACCATTGACCTTGTTCGTCCCATGCTATAATTCCAAATCCACGTTTTTCACCGCGCATCTGAGATTTATTATAAGTAGCCTTAAACGGGTCGTTGTGTCCAATCTTTTTAATGTTTTCAATGGTTGGGAAAATTACAGCAGGCGTGCCCTCCCCAATCATCTCAATATCTAGTGTAATATCACGGGAAGCATACTCAATGTTCATTAAATATAATCGCTGATTAAAATAACGAATGGCCTTAGCTCTGCTTATCGCAGACATTACGCCCGTAATATCGTCTCCGCTTAAAGTTTCCTCAGCGGCAGCACCATAATCAAGTACATCAAGCACATCAAACTGCCCTGCGACAATATCAATCTTACCAATGACCTCACTAATGGCCGGAGTTCCTAAAGGGTCTCCTGCGTTCCACCTGTCCCTGCGGACTTCCACAAAATCATAGTTAGCTTCATTGTTTATTCTGAATCTTATATGAACACCATAAATGCTCGGCACAGAAATATCAGGGTCTTTAGAAATAGTTTGTACGTATGGGTAATTAGCGCATCCGGCACGAAATGTTTTCATTACAGGTATTTGCGGAGTAGATGCCGAAAATGCTGTTCTGTCGCCACCATCGGTTACGTATCTAAATGAATAAGCGTAATACCCTACCGGAATACCGCCAGCACCTAAAACCTCATCATAACCAACAAAAGAGCTGTCCAGTTTTATAAACACAGGATGGTCAAGAACTCTTGTCAACACAAGTAAATGTTCCTGAATATTAAAGTCTTCAAAATATTTTGTAGTGCAAAGTCCAATTGTTGTGCCTACGTTGATTCCGCTGTTCACAAGCAGGTCTTTAATATTGAATAGCATTGGAGGAACGTTGTAATCGGTAATATAGATTTCACCACCAATACAAGCTTCGTTCTTTGCAATCTGAAGAGGATATTTTGCCGTAATTGGAAAATCGGGCGACATTAATACAATCTTGCCATTAACACGAATCAAAGAAGGCTCTACGGCCATTGGGTCAGCCCAAAACTCAACAATGTTTCCGTTTAGTTCAGAAACACCAATACACTCGTATAAAGACGATAAAGGGAGTCCGGTTCCGCCTATACAGCGATTATCAATATTAGGAAACAACAAAACCTCACCTTTTATCTTTTTAGCAACGTCATTGTCCCCGTCCATAGATTTAGTACGCATATTGGATGCGTCCCAGTATTGGGCTTCTTGTGCTTCAAATAATTCAGGATTTACGTCTCTATTTGCTCCGATTGCGTAGTTTCTTAAATCCTTTAAAAAGTGCGTTTGCTTCATAGGATAAAAGTACTATTTATGCCACATTGAACTTAAATATTCTTCAAGTGATTGTTTCTCCCACGTTTGAAGGCTTGATATTCTCATAGTTGCTTTTTTCCAACTACCTACTCGTGGGTCGTTTAATTTTTGATAAGCCTCACTCCATCTTGGAGCCATAGCCCTGTCCCTTGTTTTCATTGTATTGAAAAATCGCTCTTCCACGTAATCATTTACTGCGCGTTCAAAAAATTTAGGAATAACTGGGAGGTCTCCAATTGGACAGCCAGCTCCATTAGCAACAATACGAACCTTCGTAAAACCACGACAATCTGAGCTAAACATTATTTTACCTTCAGCAACATTAGCGTAGTACTTAAATCCAAACCAATAACTTGAACTCTCAAATCCATTATTAGGTAAAAACGGGTCATTACCATTGCTAAATCCTCGGTCTTTAATTCGTGCCGTATAAGCATTACCCTTTCCGTTTTTGTTATTAAATTCCCTTTTCCAGTGAACTACCTGACTGCTCGTTGGGGCGCAACAGTTGTCTCCGTTGTAAACATAAAGTTCACGTATGTTGAAAATATTTTCAGGAAAATCTAATTGAAGCGTATCGGTTGGCAAATCTAAATCAAGCGTAACTTTTTGGAAAAACGTGTCAAACGCAAGTTCCTGCAAGGCATCTTGAATCCTAGAAACATACCAGCCTTTCGTAAGTCCATTACGAAATTTCTCATCGTTAACCGTTACAGTTACCTCTGCTAAAATATGATTCAAACTTACAAAATCGCTCTGATACATTATTCTTCAGTTGTTTGGTCTTGTGCTATTGCTGATGGAACCTGAGTTTGTGGGGTAGCTCCCTTTTCCTCAGTACCGTCATTAATTCTTTCTTTTGGCATCATCATTACAAATCTACCGATTTCAAGGATACCCTGCATAAGTTCTTGCTCACGCTCATCCGGCAAAGGAATAACATCATCAAGACTGCATATTGTTTTCGGGTCAAGAGTTGCTAATAAAGCAATTTCTACGTCTTTTATTTCAATGCAATCAGTACCGACTAAATAAATCCTATCCACCTTAACGCCATCATGCTTATCACCAATACGATAAAAATAAGGATTGGTCGTTGAGGGTTTCTCATATTCATCTCCATAAAGTCTATGCGATTTTGAAGGCGTTGTTGGTTGAAAAAATATCTGACTAAAATTATCACCATCACAACAGCACCCTGTTTCAATATTGTACGTAATATACTCTACTCCGCCCTCGTTTGGTAAATCCATAATCATTGCCGGCAAATCAAAGTATTGTCGCCCTTTGTTATCGCGAACAACAACAACAGAAGAGAACGTGGAAATAAATATTCCACTTTCAGTCTTTTTATATTGGTCAACACGAAGGCGATTAACAACAACCAACGCCCAATACATTACCTGATTACGTTTAATATTAGCATCATCAAATACCTCATTAAATGATTTCAGCGCATTAAAAATAACAGTCCTATAAATCATTATTGAATAGTGTTAATTAATAATTGCATATCCTGTGCCGTAACCATATAAAGTGTTGTTTGGTCTCCCTGTTTCCATGAAACAAACTGAAGTGCCCTGTCTAAAAGTAATTGAAAAACTTGATATGGAAACTGAATATTGTCAGTAAGCGATGCAATTGGTGTTGGATTTTTTGCCCAAAATACAGTTACCAGTTGTTTATCAAGTGCCGGACGCAATTCTATTTCCCTTGAAACGGTAATAGGAACAAACGGTATGGGTATAACTAAACCATAATTAATTGGATTAAGGTACGCTCGCTGAATCAAGGCAGGACAAAATGCGGTTCCTTCGTAACCAGCTTCAAATGGATTATCTTTATTATCCGCCCACTCTTCTAACGTAAGCCTTTTAGCCCCATCCTCAGTTGGACGAACATGAAGTAAATCAGGTCTGTATTGTGATTTTTTATCAGAAGTTATTGGTGGGGTTGGATTTCCGTTTACGTCCGTTACTGGTAACGCATAAACAGAAAGGAGCGTCCAAATGGTACTTGGGAACTCATCAAAAGAAATACGGGAGTACTTCGATGTACGAAACACTCCCGACATGCTTAAATCTTGAAATATTTCTTCGCCTATTTTCTTTGCTCCGTATGCAGAGTTAATGACATTCTCAATCCACCTTACCGAATTATTAATGGCAGGGAACAGGTCGCGAACATCGTCATAATGGTCGGCTCCTTCTGCGTCCAAAGCGGCTCGCATCTGAGTAACCACATCCTGAACAAGAATAGGCATATTTTACAGTTTTAATACTTTTCACTTTGCTTAAGGTCAGAATCAGTATCACCTACCTTCTTCCATTCTACCTTACGCCCTTCTTCATCACGCTCTCCAGAGAAGTTAAGCCTATGGATTTGTTCCTGCTTTTTAAGGGCAGATTCAGCCATAACTCTAACCAATTCCCTGCGAAGCTCACGAACATCAGCGCTTCCGATTATGATGTTTTCACGTTTTGCCCTTTCAATGATTTGGTAATCATTCATGTTAGTAATAACGCTGTTCATTTCTGACATCTTCTCGGCAAGAGTAACATTAACGCTTTGAGCTTTCTTAATACTCTCGAAAAACTTAATCCCGTAAAGGTTATGTTCACGAAGGTATTTAGCGGTTTCCTTGCTTCGCACGGTTGCTTGACACACACTCACCATCTCCATTCCACGACCAGTGGTTGCTTGTCTAGCATAACGATGAAGCTTTTCAAAAATGATAGACTCTTCTCGTGGAGGCAATACCTCTCTGCCATACCTTTTGTCCCCAAAAATCGCAAACCTCAACGAGAAAGCGAAGAATGTTGCCGGTATGTCAAGATAGTCTTGTTTTGCGTCAAAATTCTCGTCATCATCTTTGCTTGCAAGAACTTTTTGATTTTCAGCTAAAATAGCTACTTGTTCTTGTAAGTCTTTAATTATTTGAAGATATTCTGGTGGAAGGTTTTGAAGATTTTTAGCTTCGCCTTGACTTCCGTCTTTTTTCGCTGACTCCTTATCCTTTGGATTTTCAGCTACCAGTGTTTCATCAAACGGTAAAGCCTCTTTTGTTTCTTGTTTTTTTGCCATATATTTTGATTGTTTAAAATAAGAGCCCTCCGGTAAAGAAGGGCTCTTTATAGATTACTACTAAAGTACTACATCGCCCCAAGCACACGCAAGAGGGTTGTTAAACTTAACTCCCATGTTTGCGTCAACCCACATTTCCTTGTAGCGCTTAGGAATTCCATCAGTACGAGACAGCGTGTCTCCTGAACGCTCACCCCACATTTGAACAAGGTTAATGTTCTTCATGTCAAGTAATACGATACGGTTTTCAAAAGCAGCAGGGAAGCTTGCGCGGTCAGCAAAACGCTGATAAGGAACTAATACAATTTTAGAAGACCCTATGTCAACTCTGTTAAGTTGTAGCTGAGTAACGTCAGTGTCTTTTGGTGTGTAACGAGTTTTGTCGTCCTTGTATGCCTTAGACAGCAACAAGTGTAAACGAGGTGTCATAAAAGCAAAACGAGTCGCCCCGTATTCTCCATACTCAGAAGATAATACTAAGTCTTCAAAACCGTCAGTCAAGGTGCTTGATGTAAGCAACGCATTTGGCGAACCAGCCGATACCATTGAGGTAAAAATACCACCGGTAGATTTTGCAGGCTGACCGCTTGCAAGTGTTACCTCACCGCGTTGTCCGTTCCAGAAAGCATTTGAGATGTCAATACGGAATTGTTTCATCATTGCACTACGCTCCATTTCAAGGAAGTTGTTCGTAATTGCAGCGTTCTTCAATTTATGCAACTCAACCTCACCGTAGCGGATTGTCTTGCTAAAAAGTTGAACAAAGTTGAAACGCTCGATTGTTGACATACGGAAATATTGAGCCCATCCGTCAGCTCCATCACCCTCAACCCCTGAAAGGTTGCTAAATTGGTCGTTAGCCACAACAGCAGGTAAACTGTCGTTTGTATAAGGTCTAACGGTAATTTCGTTAGTTGCAGGATTGATTAAAGTAACATTACCTTTTTGGTTATTAGGGTAAATTAAGATTGTGTCAGTTGAAATGTTATCTAACGAACTAACGACAAAAGTTTGTGCCGTAGGATAAACTACCGCGGCAGCACCGCCAGTAGCAACTACCGGCTCACGCTGGTATCCTGCTTCTTTGAAAAAGAACTCGTCACTATTAACTTGCATGAACTGTTTCATGTTTAATAGTTTAAGGTCAAAGAACTGCTGTGGAGCAGAATCAAAGATTGCTTTGTTAGTCGCTTTCTCTACTAATAGAGAAATGTCGTGTCCATTGTCGGCTGCATACTGCGAGCCAAGGGCGTTCAAATTTACGTTATTGAACGTATCATTGGGGAGGTTGTATAAAGGCATTTTTTAGTTTTTTTACAAGTTAAACAATAGTTTTTAATCGTATGGGTCACGAATAAACTGTCCTTCCAAATGAGCAACTGCGTTAGAGGCTTTCTTCTCTTTAGCAACGCTAGATTTCTGCGTTCTAATAGTTTTGTTTCCTCGTTGGACAATCTTCTCATTTGCCTTGCTTTCACCGCGATTTTCAGCGGAGTCGAGCATTTCTTGTATAACCCTCTTACCGTATTCAGCATAAGCTAACATCTCGGCTGCGTTCTCTTTATAAGAACCATCCTTGTTGTAAAATATACCTTCTACATTACCGTCAACCAAGCGTTGCCTAACCCTTTGAAGGTCGGCTCTACTGAAGTTAGGGTATTCCTCTTTCAACTTTTCAACGGAACTGATTGCGCTTTGCCTGAAGATTTTTTGTTTATCTTCCTGCTGTTTTATCATATCAGCACGCTGAGTGTTGAAGCGCTCTTTGTCTGTATTAAAGAGCCTTTTACCGGAGCTATACAAAAGCTCTATCTTGTCATTATAATCGTCATCGTCAATGTCCCCTTTTTCAAGCTTCTTGTCAAGCTTCTCAATTTCTTCTGGAAAGTAACTCTTAACAACCTTATTCTTGTCCTGAGAGTCAAAATCCTTATTAAAATCAAGCCTACTTGAAGCGCCATTAAATGCCGAAATATAATCCTTTCCATTAGAAAAAGCATCAATAGCCGCCTTTACCGGAGGTGGAAGAGCCTGTAAATCTCTAACAATTTCTTCGTGCTCATCACGAATAACTGAAGCCTCTTGGCTTGCTTTTCTCCATCCATCAACTTTATCAAAGAACTTGTCAACGTTTTTAATAGCATACTTGCCCTCAATAAAATCGGCAAGTTCATCAGAAACCTCTATTTCCTGCGAGTCTTCTTTTGCTTCTTTTTTTAGTCCAAAAGAGTTTTTACCACCTTCATCTTCCTCGCCCTCTTCACTATCATCTTCGCGCTCTTCATTCTCATCTTCTTCATCCTCCTCCTCGTCTTCTTCTTCCTCTTCTTCTTTTTCTTGCCTTTTGGCTTGATTTTTACTTGAAGATTTCAGCTTCTCAGCGGATTTCATTAAGTTTTTATACTCATCAAGCTCCCTAATACTTGGGTCAAGCTGAGCTAATGCTTCGATTTGGGTAATATCAGCAGCTACATCTGTGCTGTTTTTACCACTTGATTTTCGTTGCCCTTCCTCTGCTCTGTCGTCATCTTCAGAATAAGGGTCTTTTGAGTGTTGTTCGTCAACGTTTTCGGCAGCGCCTCTTTCGTCAACTTCTTCATCCACATCATTGTGTTGTTTTGCCATAAGCTTTATTTTTTCAAATATATGTTATTTTTAATTCCAAAAGTCAATGCGTATAAAAATTTTATACCATGCCCTCTGGTAATTCATTTGCCTCTTGTCCTACCTTTATTTTTTCTCTATCATTCTTAGCTGCTTCCTTTACATACGTTTTATTGTACTCAAGCTCTCTGTCGGCAGCTTTATTTGCGTCTTCCCTTCCGGCAGCAGCGGCTTCCATCGCCTCAATCTTGGCGGCCATTTGCTTCATTTGTTCCTGTTCGGCTAATCGTGCCTGAGCTTGTTGGTCGTCATTTTCGCGTGAGGCCAATAACAACTCAGCCTGATACTCCCTTAATCCAGCGGCAATATCTTCAGCATCTCCTCTGTTAAATAAATTAGCAAATCGAACTTTATCAATTAACCCTGCCTGAATTAACGTCCACAGCGTAGCGTTTCCATTATTAACAGCAACTTCGTGGCTTTCTACGCGCTTAATAAATGTACGGAAATCCTCCATAAGCATATCCTTAGAAACGGTTATGTTTTGAAGCCCCTCGTCACCAACAATCATCGCCAATCTGCGTGGGTTATCATAATATACACGCTTTCCAACAGACCCCATGTGTTGATAACCTTGAAGCATTATTGAAGAAAGCGCATAATAAAATGGCTCCTGTATTAAAGAACCTCGTTGAATTTGAGATTGAATTACCCCAACCAAAGCATCACTACCGCCCTGCGTTCCCGTCATGGCACTATTCACCCCAGTAACGTCCTGAATGGTGTTTTGCATTTGTTGAATTATATCGAACAAGGCCGTTGTGTCGCCACCTAAATTTGAACCATACGACCCAACTGAGTTTTGAACACTTCCTGAACGAGTGGTGTCAAGGTAAATTGTTTTCGACTGATTTACATTTCTTGTAACAGACTCTTCTCCGTCACGAGGGTCAACAGCGTCTTTAGCGATAACCGTTCCTGTCCCACGAGAATTATTAATACGTGATTCTGCTACTGACAATATCCTGTTGATAAATCGTTGTGGGTCTATTGCATCATCTAACGGACTAGGCACATCTCCTTTATCATAAGACCAAGCGTAGCATTTATAAGGAAACTCAACATTGCTTGGAGAAAATGAATACGTTTCCTGATAAGGAACCTCTCCATACTCAAGGATAATGTCATTTCCGTCTTGATTGCCGACTTCTTCCTTTGGAATAAATATACAATACCTTAAAACATCAACATAGATTTTAGCTTTCTTTTTCCCGTTAAGTACTTTTTCATGCGCCTTGGTTGGGGGGTCAATTAAATCTGCATCTGTATATTCAGAGTCTTCATGATTAATCTGAGCGAAATAAGGATACTTAAATTGGTCAATAACCCACCCGTATTCCTGCTCCTCGCAGTCTTTCCAGTAGGTTTCATAAACAGGAATTTTATCCCCATTAACCATGTAATATTCATTAACCATTCTATGAACGTCAATGCTCTGATTACGAGAATACTGCTCAATTGCTTCTCGGTCTTTTTTGTTCATGTCCTGCCATCTTTCAAAGATGGAAGGGGTGTCAAGGTAATACCACTCGCCCATAAACGAGGCATCACTTAAATCTGGTTTTCTTGCGCTTAAGTCCCAGAAGAAAAACAACGGGTCAACAGCGGTTGCCATATAAACCGAGTTCTGTGGATAACCTTTATAAACGCCAAGACCAGAAATTGCTAAATGCTTGGTGGTTTGTATTTTTATCTCCTGCATATTTACATCTTCAGCTATAAACGCAATCAGGTGATTAATGTCTTTTTCGTTCCTATTGACCCAAGAATTTTCAAATATTTCCTTTGTTTCAGCAGGAGTTTTGCCTAATGGGATTTTGTCACGAATTGCCTTATCAAAAGACGGAACGGCCTTAGCCGCCTGTTCAAAAAATTGGATTCGGCCAAGTTCATATTCTCTTCTGTTTATAGCAAAATCAGAAACAGCCCTTGCCTTCGCTTCAAACGCTAAACGAATTGCATTACCCTCATACTGCTCAACCATTGGGCGGATGAGGTTCTTTGCTATTTTTAAACGATTTTTAGTGTCTCCAGACTCATCAAGAAAAAATCCCTCAAGGTCTTCTTCAAATATCCACTGACCTTCACGTCCTTTGTAAAATGACCAATTGATAAGCGTTTTTGTAACGAACCTCCTATATAGTGGATGGTTTAAAGAATTAAGAGTCCAACGGCCATAGTCGCTGTGATACTTTTCGTTCTTCTCATCGGTAAGCCTGTTGGGTCTTACGCTGCTTGTATTTACAAATAAAGGCATATCAACTATTTTGTAATCTATCTCTTATGTTTCTAACCGAAGTTAAAACTTTACCTTCCTTGTTTTCTTTTTTATCCTTTTTATTACCAACACCATACCCAGATTCAATGGTCTGGATTATGCTCGGTAATTCAGAGTTTACTTTTATCAACAAGTCTGCATGTTTCTTTTTCAAATCGGCATCCATCTTCATTAGAAGCTTTTCCTCCGGTGTCAAGTAAATCATGTCTAGTAACTCTTCAAAAATATACTCACTTCCTAATTTAGCCCTTAGCCTGTGTGACGGACTAAAAACAGCCATGCGCTGAATGGCTAACATTATGTGCGGAGGAATTACCCCCTTAAGCATATCCTTAACCTCTGGTCGGTCAAGTGCTTTCTCGGTATAAACGGTTCTTATCGCAGCGTCTATCCTTTTTGCCGGAGCGTATCCTGCTTTAACAAATGGACTTGTTCTGTTGCCAATAAACCAAGCAAGTTTTAAATCCCTTGCTTTTAGTTCTAAAAACTCAGGATACTTTCCAAGCTCAGGATACTCAAAAAGCATATCCCTACCAGTTGGCTCAAACAAAGAAACATCGTCATTAGTATCCACCAAAAGCCTCCACCTTAGAAACGCGCTTAACCGGCTCAGCAACCTTGTACTGGCCTTTTATTTTCGTGGTGTGTTTCTTTAGATTAACAACCTTTTTCTGGATGCGCTTTCCCTTTCCCTTGCCATTATCATCAAGTTGGTAGGTTTTTCTAACCAACTTAACTGGCTTTCCGCCTCGGCTCTTTTCCTTAATAGTAGTCCGTTGATTTAGTTCTGGGTTTGTTGTTGAGTATTTTTTTACTTTATCCATGATTATCTTTTTTTGCGTTTCATCGGTTTAGAAACATAACTTTCGCGTGGGTCACGTTGTTTAAGTTTCTTTGAGGCTGTGTCGCTTGAAGAAACTTTGGTAGCTTTTTTAGGAGCAACCTTATAAGGAATCTCTCTTTTACGCATCATCAGTTGCATTTTAGGCGATGCAGCTTCTTGTGAAAACTCTCCCATTAATTTTGCTGTGCCACTTCTTGAAAGCTTATCGCCCTTTTTAGCAGCCCTGACAAGTTTAGTTTTCGATTTACCATCAGTATCTCCCATAATTACATTGCTTTTTTGAAACGTTTAACTTCAGTAATCTTAGCTCCGGTTGCTTTGTTTTTCATAACTGTTTTTGTTCTGCGAGTGTTTGATTTCACCTTAGCGGTAACTCCAGTCATATCAGTCGAGCCACCTTTACCTTTTTTAACGCGCTCGGTAATGCTTCCAAAATCACTTTTCAGTTTTGTTTTTGAGCCCTTAGCTGTTTTTTTGGTTGTGCCGGTAAACTTAATGTTTCCGAAGTTTCCGCCTGTTCCAGATTGAACCTTAACGGTTTTAGAAGCTGGTGTTTTTTCGCCCATAGCTTTACGGGCATAATCTGATGTGTATGGCATATTATTTTTGTTTTTTAATTTTGATTCCTAATGCTTTATCTCTTTGCTCTGCCCTTTTAAGGTATGCGTTAAAGGCTGACTCAGCGGCAGCTTCTTTTCCACTACCCTTTGGCTGTTTTTTATCCTTGCTTGTGTCAACTACCTTCATGCCGATACTTCTTTTTGCGGAAGCGTCAGTTATAGCGGTAGATGCCCTGTGCTGAAATTGGCTTTTAGGCGAATTGGCGTGCTGAGATATTCTCTTAGCTTTCCTTCGCTTTAAAGAAGGGTTAACCTCCATTAATGTTTTTTGACCTCGCTTAACGTTTTCCTTTTGCTGAGTTCGTTGTTGCTTACGAGAAACGTAAGACTCTTTATTGTATTTTTCCTTTTTTACACGGGGTAGCTTATCGGGAAGAGCATTGTCGTCCTCGCTTGTTTTTTTAAACATTTTAGCTACTGCCATGATATAAAGTTAAAAGGGGAGTTTTTAGCTCCCCTTAGTTTTACTAGATTCCTAAATAATCAGCAACCGGTAAGTGACTACCATCTAAGATGTCATCAAGTGCTGTTTCAAAAGCTGCGTAGTTCGCGGCCAAAGCATCCGCAAAAATATATACAAACTCAGGCTGCTTAACAATACTTCCACTCACAGCACCGCTGCGGAATGGACGGTCATAAGATATTTTCCAAGTTGTATAGTTTGCAGTAGGACTGCTTTTTGTCGGAGCTAAGGCTTCAACAATTGAAGGTGTTCCTGAAGGAGCAACATAAGCAACAATAATCGCCTCAACAGCACCAACCGGAGCTTCAACTTCAAAGTCACCGAAGCTAACGCTATCAAGCACTAATGTAAGAATTCCTACACCACCGCTTGAAGCTGTTACTCCAGCAAATTGGTCAAGGTTAATTCTTTCAATAAACAGGTCTTTAATGTCATCAGCCGTTGGTACGGATGTTCCTGTTGAAACAACATACTCACGAGTAATAAAAAGAGCATTGGTTTCTTTTCCGCCACCACTTGAAAAATCAACACGACCATCAATAGCAACCGTTAGGCGATATTGTGAATTTGCCAATAAGGAAATCCCAGTTAAGTCGTAATCTTTTTCAGAGGCCACACCTGCTGAATAAGCGGCTTTAGAAAAAGAAGTACCATCAGTAGTTCTGATTCTAGTTAAAAGCTCAACACCAGCGTTGTCTAACACGGTGAATTTTCCGCCCGTAAGGTCGGTGTTTGCAGCGCCTAATAAAAGGTTTAAAACTGCGGTTTCAAATGGTTTCTGTGCCATAATTAAAGGGTTTTACACAAAGTCGCTATAACGACTCAGTATTGGTTAATAACAGTGTAACTGCACAAATATAATTATTTTTCAATTCACTAACGCCCATCGCTTAAAAATCTTATTATTTTTCCATCTTTATTAACAACAGCCCTTCTTTGTTTAAAATTTGTACGACCATCTTGGATGACCTTAATTATTGGCTTACTTGCTTGTTCAATGTCTATTCTTGTAGGCTCAAAGCGATTGTGTGCTTGGGCGTTTATATAAGCAAATGCCATAGAAAAGATAACGTCATCATAGTCTCGTTTACGGTCAGCGGCCTGATACCTTGTCTGTCTTTGCGAATCACCGTGACTTAGGTCTTTTTCCACAAACGTCTTTAACTGAACAAACAGCCAAGGAATAGATATATTATCAGCATAACTGTCAATCATTTCAATAATCCGGTTAGTTATTCCAGAGGCGGTGTTTGACCTATTGTTTATTCCGAACCACTTTCCGCTTGTAGTTTGCAACGGAATAGGCAGCGCAGCATTAGCCACAAGCCTCCGGTCAAACCCTAGTTGTTCCTGAAAATCCTGATACATGTCACCGATATTACTCTCAAGAAGTTCTTTTATTCCGCCAAGATTCCGTTGGTCATAATACAGTCCTTGAAGTAAGCATTGAAGATAACATTCCTTAAACAATCGCGTCCTCCAAAACACCACAGAGGAAAACGTGTTTTCATAGGCATCCCAAACAGATGAGGACATTTTTGAGTGTCCTGTTTGCGAGTTTATAGGGTCAGTGCCCTGATACCAGCGATAATCCCAAACCTCACCATGAGGTGGGTGTTTATGAATCACAGCGGTAGTCCTGTCGTCAGACTCAGAGCCGGTTGGCATCCAGCTTGAGCCAATTAATTTATAAGGCAACACCCCGTCTGGAGTTGGTTTTGATTTATCAAAAATTGGCTCAAAGTATCCGTACTGCGGAGACTGCTCAACCTTAAGATTATATATTCTAAGTAGATGCTTATTACAGTCAGATACCGGTATAATTGTTCTGGCTTTTCGTAAGAACATATCATCGTAAGTTATTGGGTAGTGCTGGTGGAATTGCACTTTTGAAATCTCAGCCTCCACTCCTGTCTTACTATAATAGACAGCTTTTTCGGATTCATAAATAGTGTCATTCATTCCTTGACGGGCATACGCATCAAAAAACAGCGGAATAATTCCATAAGAAAAATTCTTTTTACGCCAAGCCTCCATTGCGGCCTTAAACTCTGACTCAAACACTGCGCCACCCTTGTCCATTTCACCGCCAGTCCCCCAAGCAACAAGCTGTCTTCTCATTTTCATTCTTCCGGTAGCAACCTCAAACTGGAATAAAGTAGGACGACCCTCTGCAACCATTTGTCCAAAAATTTCAATTGAGCCAATCTCATCTACAAGAACTAAGTTTGGCGAACCACCATTAATAGCGTCAACAACCGGAGCTACCACTTCAACACGAGAATACTTACCTTCTGTTTCTCCTTTGTTCGCTTTGCTTTCCATTGACAAAACATCATTGGCATCATTATAAACTTCTTCACGAAGCCAGTTGGGTACTTTTCCAAATGCCCACCGAATCTTGTCTCGAAAAATTTCCCTACCCTTCTTTTCAGAGTGAGTAATAAACTTTACAAAATAAGAATTACGGAATATTATTCGCTTGTCGGCAGCGAGGCCAAGCGTGGTTGTAAAACCAATCTGCCTTGCCTTTCCAATAAGGAGGTTGTAGCCGCAATCAAGTAAAAATAAAATTATCTGCTGAGCTCTCCACGCCTTGTATCGGGTTTCTCCACCCTCAATATCACCGTCCTTGATATATCCGTATTTGTTGGCGAAATACAAAGTATTGTCGTCACATCTTTTGTATTCCTGATAAATATAATCTTCCTGTGTTTCCTCATCCCTGTAATTTAAAATTTCATCTTCTTCTCTACACCATTGTTCGGCTTGTTTTACGTACAGCTCAAACGGTTCGTAATACGTCATGTTGCGCCACCCACTATTCATAGAGTTAATCCACTTAACAAATTCCGTAGGATAATCTAACGGCTCATGGTTAGGCTTCCACTGAGAAGTCATCACCCTGTCAGGGTCTTCGGTAAATATGTCGTCAATCTTGACCTTCTGCATTTTCTTTTCTTGCTTTTAAAAACGAATTCTCGTTAATCATTTGCTGTTTAAATCCGCCCAACTTATCTTGTATCTTGTAAAAAGAGCCCTTCCACACGTAAGCTGGATTTATAACATAAACCATTCTGCCTTTTTGTTTGTGGATGTTGACAATTCCTGCGAGTTCCATTTCATTAACGGCTCTGCCAACAGTTTTTGTTGACATGGAAAGTGTACGGGAAATGTCTCGATAACTGTACCCATAAACACAGTTATCGAATGACATTTTACCAACGAAGAGTGAGAGTATTTTAGCAGAGCTGGAGGAGAGTGTTTTTGAAACGTATTCACTTGACTCTTGATACATCATAATGAACTTCATGGAAGATGATTTTCTGCGCTTAATTTTTTGTATTAAAAGCTCAGCTTCTTCAGGAATAGACTCGGCAACAGGAATCATTTCGCCTGTTTCTTTGTCTAAAAAAAAGATAGTATCAATGGAAACTAACCTATCTTTTATGCGGTCAAGCTCCGCGTGTAACAGGTGAAACGTTTTTTTCATGTCGTTGTTTTGGATGCGCAACGACAGTCTGGGTATCATCGCGTCTTTCTTCGGGCTTCTTAGATGTTATTATTTCTTCAACAGATATTTCAATTTTTCTTAAATAACCATAACGCTTTTTGTGTTCACGTATTTCAAGCTTAATCATGGCGCAAAGAGCGCGCTTAAATTCATCAGGAGTCATGTCGCCCTTTAGCCGATTACACCCCTCACACGCAGGAACCTTGTTGCTATTGGCTCTTATTCCTCCGCGACTTTCAGGAATAAGATGGTCAACGGTTCGGTCATAATCATCTAAACTTGCCTTACAATAAAAACAGGCTTTTAAATTTACAGGAACGTTAGCTCCATAAACCCTAAATCGTTCCTTGTTCTGACTCATGCTTATTAAATTCCGTTTATTACCATAACATTCATGCCGTTCATAAACCTAGTGTAATCTTGAGGAAATGATATTGGTAAATCAAGAAATCCTATATTAACAAGTCCTAATGAAGAAGCGTATTTACTCACAAAGTCAGAACAAATATCCCTTTCATCATTAAGAGTTATTTTAAACTTAGTTTTAAATTTGCGATTAAACATTTCCTTTAATCCATTCTTAAAATCATACTTAATCCACTTCTCATCACTTTTTTTTAATAAATGATTCATGTGAATATTTATTGTCTGAGCATCGTGTAGTGGTTTCATAATACAGAAATCAGCTTTATCTTTATAAGAATTAATTCTCCAAGATAATCTATCAGCTTGTACTCCATTTCCGTTAGAATCTACAATAAACAAAGCCCCATGTTTTTCAACAACTACTCCAATATGAGAATAATAAGAACTATCAAACCAACGAATTGTTCTAGCAACAATTCCAGTTCCCTTGAACAGAATTAAATCACCATCAGAAATTCGTGGTCGTAATAACTTATATTTTTCAGATATAGTCACTTTATGTATTAGGATAAGTGGCAGTTACATAAGCCTGTGCCTGTGTATAAAGCAATGCTTCAATCTCATCAGCGTTTAGTCCTGTTGCCGGAAACTCTGCTAAATAAGCATCCCTGTTTTCAAACCCTTCATAAATTTGACCAACAACACCAACAACAATAGTTATTGGTTGGTTAAATGTATCTACATCTTTACGTTGTGCTGAACCAGCTAAATGTAAAGTTTTAAGTTCATATTGCATAATTTCTATTTTTTATTAATAATTTCCATTTCTTAAACAGTCCATCATTTTAGTTACCATTTCTTCTTTAGTAACTGAGTTTAACATTGTTAGTGTCATTGCCAAAATTCCACTTGCAGAATAACTTCCGGTAGCCTCAATAAAGTTAAACAACCCCTCAATTGGGTCACCTTCAGTAGTTCCCTCAACACCATAGTCTGAATACTGAATTGCTAGTCCACCTAGACTTCCTAAAATAGTATATAAATCTGCTGTGGCAACATTCTTTATTAAAACTGTTTTTGCAAAAGCAAATCTATGTTTTCTACAGGCTACACTCTGTAAATCAAAATCAGTCATCCAGTATTCATAAGAATCTTCAAGGACAGATTTACAATTAGCTATTGTAGTTCCTCTTTTTTGAGCAACTAATATTTTTTCATCAGCAGTTAAATCGTCCCAAGTAAATTCTTGAAATCTTTTACGGAGCCATTTATAATCTTTAAAATAAAAAGTTCCATACTTAATGAAATTAGCAACAGATGTAATATCCGTATAGTCATTTGGAAGTGTATCAGCAAAGATAACATCTTCAAAATTATCAATTATTTTAAGTCCTATTTTCATATTATTGAATTGTTTGAGATGTCCATGCTACTTCACCTGTATAATTAGTTTGGAATTTTATCTGAAATCCAGTTGTGGTTACATTAATTTTATATGGGATAGAATTAGAATTATTATCCAAGGTTAATGTAATGTAGGGAACAGTAATATAGGGAACTTGAAAAGATACATTTCTAGTTTTTTGACTAACAAAGTTTTCCATTCCTGCTTGTTGTGTATTTGGTATATAACTCATAACTTTAATTTTAAATTATTATCCACCCTGTTCCTGTTGATTGAACTGTTAAACTAACACCTGCTAATAATGGTTGTGTTAAAGCACCATCAATTAACTCTGCTCCAGCAGCATCTAGTGTTTTTAATCCTGCTCCTGAATTTTTAAGCACATGAATTCTACCCGTACAACCAACTGCTGTTTCAAGCGTTACTGTATAAGCACCAGCACCAGTAGCATCTATTGTTCCATCTGCCGCAGTAAATGATGTTGCTATGGCACTAGCTCTATAAGGAAAGGCAATAGCACCACCAAATAAACTTTCACCTGTTTGTATCCATAAAGCTAATGGACGTGTAATTGTTATATTAGTACTTGCAATTGGAGAACCAGCAACAGTAAATGTAGAAGCAGTAGTAAATACACTTGCTCCTACTGCTGTATAAGTTCTCGGCTGTATTAAAAAATCTCTTTGTGTAGCAAGAGCACCGGCTGACCATTGTTTTGTAGCTGATAAATTCCAGTTTACATCAATCATTTCTGTTGATGCTGGAACTGTATTACTTGCTTGTATTGTCCAGCCAAATGAAGTAAAGGCAACTCCACTACTTGTAGTAAATGAAGTACTGAGTTGTCCAGCCGTTCCCATTGTTATTTTAGTAACTCCAGAAATAGCAAATAAAAGATTTCCAGCAACACCATTTAATCTAGTTGCTCCACTGCTTGAATTTAATCTAACATTAGTATCACTTGGAACGGCAGCATTAAACCATATACCACCTTCACCTGTTGATGTAACTAAACTTCCAACAGAAACAGTTGCAGTATTTTGAAGAATGTCTAATCTCCTTCCTGATGTTGGTGTACCACCAACCCCTAGTGCAGTAGAATTAAGATACATTTGTTTCGTGCCAACTGAATCTCTCCAATAAAACCGATTTAACGGATTTTGAAAAACTGTTTCATTTAATGTTGAAACCAAATCGTTTTTTATAGTTGTATTTCCAAACTCAAATGTCCATGTGTTTGGTGCAACCATAAAATCAGCCAAAAATCCTGATGCCCCAAAAGAAATACCTAAAGTAGCTCTTGAATATTGATATGAAATAGTATTACCGTTTAAGTCAATTTCAAAAGCATTAAAGGGAGCACCAAAAAAACCATCAAACTTAGCTATACCAGAATAAGAGTCTTGAGCAACATATAATTTATTTGTTGGTGCTGTTATTCCAATACCAAAATTTCCATTACTTGCTAAAATTCTTGCCCGTTCAACATTATTGGTTCTAAATGGTAAATCAAAAGCATCAATAGTGCCTAACCATTTTTCTGATACTACTGTGTTACCGTCAAGAGCCCATCCAGCCGTAACAACAGGAATGTCAGATAGCAGCGCTAATGTTCCTGAATTGTCAGGAAATTCAAACGTCCTATTAGCCGTTAACAGCGTGTTATTTAAAACAACATCAAACGCGCTTCCTATGTTTCGCAAGGAAACATTTGTTGTCCCAATCTCAAACCTCTCAATGTTGTTTGTCCGAAACGGCAAATCAAAAGCATCAATAGTGCCTAACCATTTTTCGCCATTAACCGTGTTTCCGTTTAACCTCCATGCGGTAGCGGTTGGCGATGGGCTTGTCCAAAGAATTCCATCAATTGAAATAAGTGCCGCAAATTGCGTAAAGAAATTATCAACTATCGTTACGTCTGTAAACTTCCACTCTATGTCGCTAATTTTTCCTGATGTTGAGCCGTCCCCTTTGCTGGAAGTGTTCATCACAAAATTAATAATATGATAAAGAACTCCACCGGTGATTCTTTTTTCACGGGTAATGTGGGTAACTGCGTCAAGGTTTACGGGAACGAGGTTGTTTTGATGTGCTGGGTCTGATGTAAAAATCCACTGACCGGAGTTTTGAAAAGAAGGAGCCGGCCAAGAGATGCCATCAATTGAAATTTGTGCGGCAAATTGGTCAAAGAAATTATCTACAATTGCCACATCCGTAAACCGCCACTCAACTTGGTCTTGCCTTCCTGTGGTGGAGCCGTCTGTTTTTGTTGATGTGTTTAAATAAAAATTGACGATAAATGTTTCCACCTCGTCAATAATTTTCTTCTCCCTTGTAATGTTTGTAACTGCACCAAGATTAACTGGAACAATAGTATTTATATAAAGAGGGTCAGTAGTAAAAATCCACTGACCTTGAATAGCAAAAGAAACAGCCATAGCAATTAGTTTGCACCAAATATATTGTTTATTTTAATACACCGCAGGTTCTTCCGAAAATTTTTTCACAGCCCCTTCCACATATCAATTAACTCCTTCTGCGGATGAACGTCACTCTTGTCAGTCCTAACCGAATTATGGGTAAACACTCCTGCCTCACCTTTTAAAGCGCGCAGACAAATATCCCAAACATCTTCGTTATAAGTTAACGGAATTTTATATTCATCACGCAAGGCTTTCAATAATTTTCCAACGGCATCAATTTGAGCATTGGTGTATTTATGGTAATAACGTTTCTTTTTAAAAAGGCCGGTATATTCAACAACTTCATTGTCCGGCACAGTTGTATTTACATATGTTGTAAAGCCTCTGTCTGTTTTGGTTAGGTATCCCCAATTACAAACCTCGATGCCGATTGAAATTTTATCGAGTGATTGATAAGGAATCCCTCTCTTAGAAAAAGTAATTGTCTGTAGTCCAAGATGATACGACCAATGTTTCTCATCAAAACATTGAACAACTTCACCATCCTTCCATGTGGTGTTTTTCTTTGGGTCTCCTCCAATAACAAATGCGGTTGCAACATGTTCTTCGTTTGCTTCCCACCCTTTTACAACTCCTTTTGGATTTGCGTTACCTGCCGTATGGTGTAAATAAATTTGTGTTTTTGGGTGCTCAGCAGCAAAATATTGTGCCAAAGAAAGTGGTTGTTTTGTGGCTCCTATAATCATACTTCTTGTTTTATAGATTTCTGAAATTCAATTGCTTCTTCTTTCGTGTCAAAATACCGAAGTGGCGAACCGTCATTAGTTGACGAGCCTTCAAAATCATGGCAGCAGCTTGCGTGTACATCGTCCTGAATCAACACTCCATCATTCCAAGAATCCAAACACACCTCACAAGGACACGTGGTTTGATTCCTAAAAATTCGTTTACCAATTCTATCGGCAAACCATTTTTGGCGTTCAGAGTATTTTTCTTGGGGGGTCATTAAACCGTAAGGGCTTTAGTCATATACATCGAAGCGGTCTCAAGTTGGGTCTGTGCAATTTGGCAAAGCCTTTGAATCTCGGCCATATCTTCCTGCTGAATCGCCACATTTAATTTTGCCACTGACTTAATTGACTCAAGTTCGTTCATAAGTTCAGCGGTCTTTTGTTTGAAAGCAGTAACGTGGTCTTTGGCCGTAGCCGATAAATCCACCCTAATTCTTTTTTCTCCAATCGTCTTTCCTTGCATTTACATTTGGTTTAGCGTTACTACCTGACTTGAACCATTCAAGCCAAGTTAAAAAACATTGTACTTTTGATGCCGTCATAATTAATCGTTATCTGGGTTTAATTCTCTAACCGGTGCAGTACATTCAACTTTACTAAAAATACTCCTGCCGGAATTTAATAACTTCAAAGAATCTAAAACTTCTTCATTATCCATCGTATCTCCCCAGCTTCCAATAGTTGAAAGTAATTCATGGTTAGCGCCAAGGTTACTTAACGCGGCACAAATCTCATCTTTAATTTCTCCAAACTTCCATTCCAAATTCACATCCATTCAATTTACTTTTAGTCGCGGCATCGGGACTCGAACCCAAAAACAATGTTGTGATAGCAATATCGAATAATGTCCGAACCAATCACCGCGTTATTAAAAACTCAGAGTGACGAACTAACCTCCGCCACTCCTACAACTCTGCTAAGCTGCTGATGTACATTCCCCATCTAGGGCACTACAAAGATATAGAAATATTTTAATACAAATTACAAAAGCGTCCAAAATACTACAAAGTGTGTTCCTGATGTCTATAGAAAAACGCTGTAACAAATTGAAAATAACCAACATCCTAAAAACCCCTATTCTTTTATTGTTTAGTAGTAAACGAATTTAAACAATGCCTTTAAAATCAATCACTTCCTCCCTATGTAGTATTATAGTAATCATGGCTTACGCTCCTTCGGGTTTCATGCGTAGCCCTTATCAACTTTTCTTTTTCCTTCATCCTTTCTTGTTTCCTTTTTTTCATGCCGTTGATTTAAAAACAGTGTTGTGTGTGCTATCCGTGCATAATAAATAAGTATATTAATATATTAATAAATAAATAGCATTGCAAATGGATAACCAAATGCAGTCCGTGTCGGAAGTACCGGTACTTAGGTACTTAATATACCCCCACCTTTTTAATTTCCGGCATATCCAAATGGATAGATTTAGCATTGATTCTGGAGAAAAAGGATGCTTGTTGAATCGAAATGCTTATGCAAATGGATAATCAAATGGTATTCGGTACGGTATACTTATGAATTGATATAGGTTTCAAAATTCGGTGTCTATGGTGGGAGGTACTATATAATAGTAACAGCCCCTACCATTATAAAAGGAAAATGTATAATGCGCAAATCGCTAAAAGTCAAAGCCTTAACTATCTTTACCTTAATTAATACTTCAATTAGTACAGCCTATTAGCCTGAGCCACAGCGATGGCATATTGACTACCAGTATTATAGCCAATTGTAATCGGATAATGTATATGTTGTTGATTGTCAGGGAGATGAGGCGTGTTGGTTGAAGTATTAGTGTAACCCACCTATCATCATCACCTTATTATCATGCAGTTAACCATTGCATAACTATTGTACTTGTATCAATTGTATATACATTCATTCACTGCTATATATACTTATACAACTATTGTATATACTACTATACTACTTAACTAATCGTTGTATATACATGTATTGTTTAAACAGTATTAAACTGATTAGCTACTATTATACTACAATAGGATGTAAGTATAATGACTATAATACTATATTGAACCACGCGCGCGCGTTCATTATATAGCACAATTATACTATTTAGAATCAATATTAATAACGTTTATAAATGCTTGATTACTATATATACTATAAAATACTTATATAAATAACGTAACTTTTATATATATGTGACCGTTAAACCTGTATATTTACAAAAGTTCTTTTATACTGCTCAATAACATGAGCCGATATAAGCGGATTAAGTTCTTTCCTTAATGTAAGCCTAACAACATTAACTCTAAAGGTTATTGATTGAAAGGATTATGTATAAATAGAAACAATCTAAATCTATATATATGAAGAAAAAATCAAAAGTTGCTATTATTCAACCAATTGTTGAAAATAGCGTTAATGTTGAGCAAATTAGCGAAAACATCGAACTATCAGTTTTAAAGGTGAAATTTACACAAGAAAAAATTGACCGTTCAAATGCCGAAATGATTTGCACATACGAAGGCGACTTTAAGGAACTTGATAAAGACAAAATTTATGGTTTTGCGTTAAATGAACTTTTTGAATATTTATTACTTCGTAAAGTAATAAAAGGTAAGGAATTTAATTTAGCCAAAACTATAAACATTTCAATTGAACTTGGGGGCTTTAAAGTTGATACCACTGTAGGCTCAACTATTGAAATGAGACGTTCACTGAAGTTAAATACAAGTCGTAAAAGTATGCAACAATTTGCCCTGAAATTCTGTGCAATTTGTAACTTCTTATTAAGAGAACGTTCAAAAAATGAAGGCGCTAAAAAGCTAATTGAAAACCTTAGCAAAGTTGAGGTAAATATTGAGCAGCCAATTTTGAACTAATTATTACAGCCCCCTTAAATGGGGGCTTTTTACCACCTTAGTTAATAACCTTGACGTGGTTAGGTGGCTTAGAGTACTGAAAACAATGTACTAACCAATATTAACACAATACGAGCCTGTTTAGTTTTAAAACATGTGAGCCCTAAAAAATCAGTATTGACTACTGACTGTGAGAACTTTACGCGAAGGGGACAGGCGCAAATAAAGGTATAATTGACCTGTATAACTGAAATGTTATACTATGCAATTAGATAGGTTTTAGTTGCCTTATTTTCTTTTTTAGGCTAAAATCAGAAGACAAGTAAAAGACGACAGAAGAGACAACTTCTGTATAAAATAACTTTGCCCTGTGCAAATTGAACGTTATTTTATGGTTAAATGTATTAAAAACCTGTATTTATTTTTACTATTGATTAACCTTCTGTTAATCAATTAATCCACTAATAAATAACCGTATTACGAAGAAAACTTGCAATAAGTAGTCACCTAAGACGTGCAAAAGTATTTATTGTTCATAGTCCATGTATGAGTGCGTAAGCTATGCTATGTAAGGTAGTATAGTAGGTCTTGTCTAATTGGTTGTGTGTAGGTTAACAGAGGTTAATACCCGAAGTTAATAATGAGGCAACCTGAGAACTGAATTAACAGTAAATAGCTGCAAAGGGCGTGCCCTTGCTTTATTAGTGTGCAAAATTTAGTCAGGCTTAGGTCTGAATATCCTTATGGTGGAGGTGTAAGAGAACCATTAAATCCCGTACAATATCCTTATGGTGGAGGTGTAAGAGAACCATTAACAAAGCAAAGGCGAACAGGAGTAGGCGAACAATAGTAACCTCCGAGACATTGGAACCTCCACGCTCTCTAATAATACAACAGGACGAGAACATAACACAGCCAGTCTTTACTGGCTTGAGTCCAAAACAATACACACCATCTGCCGTGAATCTAGCACCTCAGCGCCCGTAATGTGGGCAGGGATGGAAGCTATTGGTGTGAATATTAACCCAATAATGCAAGCGTAGGCGTGTACTGTTGCCTATCACCTAGCAATAGGTCTAACAGCAGGAATGAAAAGACAACAATGCAACCCCCACAGCCAAAAAACTGTGGGGTTTTTTACATTTAATCTAATCCTAAAATCATATAATCATGGTTGATGTGTATAAAACAAGACAGTACAGAAAACTGTACATGCTAGCTTATGACGTGGCTTATCTCCACTCATACAGCAACGACTCTTATGCGTCAGACTTCGCAGCGTTTGTGGCTGACGCGTATGTTACAAGAAAATTCATAGTAAATAACAACTAAAACCCACATACACAATGGCTCATCTAACAAAAGAAGAACTCGCTTGTCGTAGGGCTATGTTTTTAGCACATCTTCACGCTGAAGACCACGCATTTGAGGTTGATGGTTGGGAAGAAAACTTTAACGCAGCCTATCGTGAAATGTACGCTACTGCTTATGAATGGTTATACGAGGAACAATTAGATGAAATGACAACAAAATTCTTTGAAGACAATAAAATAAACCTAAACTAATATAAACGAAATAACCATGAAATCAGTATTCACCCCTAAATACGTGATGGATAATCGCGGCTGCTATTCCGAAGAACAGGCAGAAAAACTTTCGTTCATTAAACAGAATGAAATCACCATCGCTGATATAATGAACTCCGAAATACCAATGAAAGACAAACGTTGGTGGTTTATTAATGCGTGTGAAATGACTACCAAAAACCGCATTGACCTTGCGTTAATATTAGCTAGGGTCGTATTGCCTATTTACGAAAACAAATACCCAAATGACAAAAGAGTTCGTGAGTGCTTGGATGCAATAGATGACTTTAATGCCGGTAAAATAACGCGAGACGATTTGCTTGCAAAGAGGCGAGATGCTGCTTATGCTGCTGATGCTGCTGATGCTGATGCTGATGCTGATGCTGCTGCTGCTGCTTATGCTGTTGCTTATGGTGCTTATGCTGCTGATGCTGCTGATGCTGCTGCTTATGCTGCTGATGCTGATGCTGCTGATGCTGCTTATAAAAAGGCATTCATTACAGCGGTTATAAAATTCTTTGAAGACAATAAAATAAACCTAAACTAATATACAATGAGCCGTAATCGGCTCGTGAGTTCAATTAAATAACAATTAAATAGACACGAACATGACTACAATCATAACAATATACCTGCTCTTAATGGGTGGCTCAATGGTTACTTTCTTAGTGGCCTTGGTACGAATATACACCAAAGACTAATGATTCATCCAAGCCTACCTAGTGCGTGGTGCGTATTCTTTTCACGAGACCCTGAGTACAAGAAGGTCATTGAATACATAGCCGAAAACGACACAGACGCAGCAGACTGGCCTAGAATTTATCACAACCACCCAGAGTTATACTTCGGGTGGAATGGACAATACAAACACGCATCAAGAGAAGAGTGTGGCGAAATCCTTACACTTGAAGAGTTCTTAAACCTCATCAACGGTGAGTATAAGGACGAAAATATATCAGACTTCGCACGATTCATAGACAAACTTAATTCATAATACCATGAAGCCAAAACACAGACCAATTAGAATATGCGTAGTGTCAAGGGACACGAAGAATGGATTCGCTGAAGGGTGCGATGAAAAACTTAGAAATGGGTGGATTATGTGTGGGGAACCAAAAGTAACCAATGGCTATAATAATCACCCACTTTTTACGCAGTTCTTTGTGTGGCAAGTAGAGAACAAATAACCAACAAACCATAATACCATGTACGAACTAATCAAATCCATAGGGCATCTTGTGTCCGGTCAAGTCTTCGATACATTCGGAGGCCATGTACGTGCTATCTTAGTTGATGACGAGCCAATAAGTTTTGACAATGCTGAATACTTTAAACCTATATAACCATGAGTAGCAATCTATTATCAACATGGGTTACAAGCGTAGCTTTAAACTCATTAGCAGAAGAGGCTCAGATTGAGACCTCTATGCGTGTATATAAACTCAAGAACAGTAACACTATGCCTGAGCTATTAAAGCTTACGGATATTCGTGTGCAACGTGCATATAATGTGAAGCTTAGAATACTATCTAAATATAATTAATATGAAAAAGTATATAATATTTATAAAAGTTAGCGGACATGTTTTTTACATGTGCTACAATGAAACTAGGGGTGTGTTTGTTTCATCTGATGCGCCTGATTGTGATGTGATGAAATTTAATGAAAAAGAAAAAGCGGATGAAATCGCTACTCAAAACAGTAATGAACGAACAAAGTATGAGGTTAAAGAGGTGATTTTATAAAATTTAATAAACAATGTAATGAAGAAACAAGCGACAATACTCGTGCTTAATATGCTATTCGCTTTCTCATTACTTTCCTTACCAGTGGGATTATTGTGCGCTTTCACTGTCAACATGTGGTGGATACCGATTATCTCATTGGGTTGTGTTCTTATTATAAACCATAAACTTAAACAATATGCCTAGAAATAACTTGCCTGAAGCGTGGGCTGTTTGGTCAGGAGATAGCGACTCGGAAGAGTTTAGATTATTCCGTGAGCACGTTATTGAATACCTAAACGACCGTTATGACGCAGGCTTTAATGGAGACTCAGAATGTTATTACGGAGTTGACTCGGATGGAATGGAAAGAAGCGGATGGGATTGCCCAGAAGCTGACGGTGCTGAACTTTTAACCATATACGACTTCATGAGCATGATGAGCATAGAGACAAGCGAACCAATTACAGAAGCCGAAGAATCAGATTTTTCAAAATTCATAAACAAATTAGATGCCAATAAACCCTAATCTACCACCAACATGGGCGGTTAAAGCTGAGTTTAATTCGGATAACTTTATAGCAGTGCTCGCATATATAAAAGAGAACTACGACAGAAGATATTCAGGAGGAGCAACGGAATCATATTATGGGGTTGGCAATAATTTGTCAGCTTATCATAAAAAACAAGACTGGCAACACTTCCATCCTGACGTGGTATTTATGACCGCGGATGAATGGGTGGCGATATGTGCCAGACCAATAGAAGGTGAGGTTTCTGACTTCGCATTATTTATAGAGAAACTTAACAATCAAACTATATGAGCAGACAATTCAATTCAACAGCGGTTCGTAAGGAATACGAAGCAATGAAAAACGACAAGGCAAGAACCCACAAACGTTCACTGTCAACATCGTGGGAGATTAAGCTACTTGCAACCATTTGCATAACCTTAGCGGTTGCAATTGCATACTGCATGATTACATTCGGAACTGTACCACAATAAATCCACATATTATGAGTAAAGTAACTAAAACCAAATGTGCTGACTGCTCCAAGCAATGCAGCACAAACACACTGTATGATGACTATGGCGAAGCATTGTGTAGAACCTGCTTTGATGAATACATGGAGTGTCCGCAAACTGGCTTAAAGCTTAAAAAGAGCGAGGCATTGGCGTATAAAGACGTGCTATATCATCCATCGGCAAAGGATTCATGGAAAACGTGTAGTTATTCACAAATACAGGCTCCTGATTTAGTGAGTGTTCGACTTCTTGAAGGCGGAACCATTTACATCCATGAGTCTGTAATTAATGACCACTTTTTTAAGTGCCATCAAAATAACGACTACCATGAAATAGCAGACGCTATTGAATGTGATGGGTATAAATTCTCTAAACGTGGGCTTGGTGCTTATAAAAACATCATCTCTAATTACCACAACAGGGAACGACCTCCATTAAAATTCTTTAGCGCACCACATGAAGTCGTAGGTAAACGAACCCGATTCTTTGGGGTAGAGCTTGAGGCTTATATACCGAAAGCACATCGTAACGGTAGCCACAAAGAATATGCAAACTACTATGCGTTCATGGCCGACAAAATCCTTAACAAAGATGAGCGCCATTGTATAATGGAGTGGGACGCTTCTGTTGAGTATGGGTACGAAACGATATTCATGCCAATGACTAAGGCATACATGAGTGACTATAAAATAAGCCGTAAGATATGGGAGTTACAAAAGTTAGGGCTTGAAGCCTTTGACACCCGTAAATGTGGTATGCACATACACGTAAGCCGTGACTCACTCAAGCCTATTGATTGGTGGAAAGTTAATGCAATATTCGCTAAATGCAGACGTAAGATTGCAACACTATCGGGTAGAACTCAAGCTCAATTAAATGATTGGTCAAGTTTGGATACCGAAGGGGAGTTCGCTATCAAACACGAGCGTATGAAGCACACTCAAAAGAGAACTTCATCTCCTAAATCAAATAACGAAGCGCGTGGCTCTGATAAATATACCGCTATCAA